TGGCCATTGCGCCTGTCGCATCCTCGATTAAGTCCGTGGTTGTCTCGGTTGTCGCTGCGCCGCCCGCTGTGCTGTTGCTGCGAGTGACCTGTGACCTGCGGAATCGGAGCGGGTCGAATGTTCCGGTTGCATTCGTCTTCAGCACACCGAGAGTCCCGGCCAGCTTTGCAACCTGCATCTCAAGCTTCCATAAATCATCAAGATCATGGAGAGCGTTGAGAACAGGAGATAGGAACGAAGTCCCGCGATACTGTCCTGGACGCTGTGGCTCGAATAGGTGCCACACTCGTTCCGCTGGTACCACCTCGATGAGCTTGAGTCTGCCTGCGTCCTCCTCCGCGTGTACAGCGTATCCAGTCGGCCTACCATTCGAGTCAACGAATATCCCATCAATCCACTGCTTGTTTTTCTCCTGTCCGTCTGGCGTGCGGATCAGATGCCCCTCGATGATCTGCACCCTCGGCCCGACCCGGCCCATCGACTTCAACACGAATGTTTCGCCGTCGATGAACCATGTCCGCGCCATCAGGCCTTGCAGTGTGCCGAAGCTTTGCCTGCTCGTGGCATCCGGGAACTTGCACCATGTCTGCCACCAGTCACTGGCCCGCTTGTTCCATTCGTCATCCTCCGTTGAAGGCTGAACCACTAAGCCAGTGCCTACCGTGCCAGACTCGAAAATGTCAGCTAGCTTGTTGACGAGCCACGAGTTGCGCTCGTAATACCTAGCCTTCTGGGCGAGTGTCTGCCTTGACGCTGTTGAAATATCGAATCGCGCTGAAGTGTAGGTGGACTGAATCCTACTCCTGCGCGTCGAATACTGCGCAGCCTCGTACACGTTGCCAACGAGTAACCTGGCCAGCCAATGGCGGAGCGCGTTTACCATTGGTTCATCCCCGCGAATTCAACCGAATGCTGATAAACGTCCGGCAACCGGCCTGTCATTTCGGCAGCAATCTCGGCGTTGGTAGCCTCGTCGTCGTCGAGGTAGGTTATGCAAGTGTCGCACAACTCCAGAAGCCGTTGCCACATTTGGACGGCATCTTGTTGTGACATGCCAGCGGAAGCTGGATCAAAGAAGGAAGTGCTAACGCCGTTCATGCTGACGCTAGCAACTGACCGACCAGAGGATACGTCGCCGAAAGTAGAAGCAACCTTAGCAGCTAACCAAGTGCGCAACGCCCCAGCGCTGGCTTGCGACACCGCGTAGGTGACTGCCGCCCGGTAGGTTGATGCTGCTATTTGCGCCACGCGAATAAGGTACGCGTGGGCAACTAAACTAGTCTAGTGGTAGTTGTGGCAGTTGCGGCAGTTACGGCAAGTCATCAATCAATCCCATAGCCCGTAGTGCTTCTATGACCTTCCCCTTGCGATACCGAACGAAGCGCAGGTTGAAGACTCGCCGCGCAGGCTTCAGCCCCCATCGCGTTTCATTGCGACGCACCTGGTCGACACTCACGTCGAGCAGTCGTGCAATGTCCTTGCGCGATAGGTTGTCACTCATGAATCCCCTGGCATTGTTGGCAGTAGACCGCACCACATTGCGAAGGCTAGCTGCATAACCTCGCAATCGAGCAGGTGGTTGGGCCACCGCTGGCTGCGCTTTGTCCACGTCCGCGTTGTCTTGCCCGTCTTTTTGCTCGGCTGTTGGTCCAGATATTCCGCGTCGAGGTGTTGCCAGTATTGCTCCGTGGCCACGTCCTTGGCTACAGCCCAGGTAACCCCGAGGTCCTTCGATTGCTCTGGATCGCGTAGCACCGACAACAGGTCCTTGAACCAGTCAGACGCAAACTCGAAAAGGACCATCTCCGCCTTGCCGCCGTCTGACGTGCCCGCAAAGGGATCGATGTAGCGCGTGAAGTACGGGGCTTGCGATTCGCTGCCGGCCTGCTTCCAGGTCTTGCGGCTAGGCATCCCCTTTGCTGGGCACCAGCCTGTTCCAAAGTGTTTGCCGCGCTCCTCAAGAAAGACGAACTCGGAGTATGCCGCGCACCGGCGATATACTTCCGCGTCTGACCTAGCACCCCACCCGGAGTCAACCATCACAGCAGCGTCAGGCACACCCTCGGCGGTCTTGATGCTGTGCAGGTCCTCCCATGTCTCCGCGTGCCCAGCACGGATCGCGGTCGTCACAGTGCCGGCCTCCGTGCGTTCCCATGTTCGCACCACGTACCAGAAATGCGGGCTGCCATGCTGGCAGTCCACAGTCATGATCTTACTTGCCTCAGCCTTCGCCTCGGGCTTCGAGACTACAACCTCGACCCTCTGAGTCCGCATGTCCTGCCGCATGAATGGCTCTGATAGCGCGCCGTTGACGAAGCCGCGCAACCCAAGGAATGACTTCTTCGCACGGAGGAACGCGACAGCCAGCGCACCGAAGCTAGTCTGTGTCCCCACAGCGTAGAGGCTTGGAAGGTGGTAGGAACGAAAGCCGCGTGTCGTGGTAGCCGTCGCCGTGGCCACCCATCGGCCCTCGCGGATCATGCGGGTCTTCGCGCTGTCAGGTATGTCTCCTCCGCAATGCGGACATACTGCGTGCGCGCTCCGCGCCACACGATCCAAGTCCCATGATCCGTCAGCGCGTTTCGCTGTCGAGTCCCATGCCACCCAGGCTTCGCAACCGAGACGCGGCATGACGCAGAACTGCTCGGACCAAGCGAATACAACCGGCTTTCGACAGAGCGGGCATGGGACTTGATAGCGCCTCTGGTCGCCTTTCAGAAACTCTTGCCAGATGAGCCCGTCCTCTTCCGTGGGCGTCGAAGCTTTCACCCTGAGCGGGTTTGTAAAGCTCTTGGTCCTCTGCTCTGCGAGGTTCACAGCGTCTGCTTCGGATCGGACTTCCTTCGGGAATTTGTCAACCTCATCCATGATCACAACGCGCGCGGGGCGGCTGGCAAGGTTGGCAGGCGAGTTTGACCCAACGAAGTTCACAAGGCTTGGACCAAACTCTTGCTGGAGCAGTGTCATCCCCGTGCGTTTCGCTGATCCCGTCGGCATCAATGTGGTCAGGCTGGGTGATACCTTGACAACAGGCAACCACCGCGTGGTCGAGAAGCTCCGCGCAAGTTGTTGCGTTGGGTGCACCCATAGCAAGCCAGACGGAGAGTTGACAAGCACGTAAGCCACGCCCGCGATCATGAGAGTTGACTTGCCCGTCTGCGATCCGAAGCACAACACAAGGTCTGTGACGCCCGGCGCATTCCACGCATCCAAAGGTTCCCGCATGTAGTCCCGGCCAAGCCACGATAACGGGCCGGGGGACTCGGACTTGCCGGGAGGAAGCGTGATGCACGATTCACACCATGCCGACACAGCTTGCTTGCTCTGCGCTGCGAACAACTCGCGTGAGTATGGCTTGAGGTTCATTTACTTTTCCAGCGAACTCGGCGGGACGCTCTGGTTCGCAATCGAAGCGTCACTTGCGCCGGGTTTCTGAGTTCCAACGTTGTGCACTAGCTCATAGTCCCATGTCAGCAGCCCCTGGTATTTCCACGTGGACCGGCAGCCTTTGGTTTCTGCTTGCAAATACACGCTGTCGCGCTTGGCCTGTGTCAGTCGGTAGATTCCGCCTTTCTTCTTGTGACGCCACACCGTGCCTAACAGTCCGTTCGTTTCTTCTTCTTTCATAGTTCAGTTTCTACGGTTTTGGGTTTCGTGGTTTGCCGCCGTCTTCCTCGATCCGCGCTTGCTCAGATCGCAACGCCCATGCTAGTTCCAAGCGCGCTTTTGCAATGTTGTTGTACACCGCATGACGGCCCGGAGTAGTTGCGGCAACCGCGAGTTGCTCCAGCCGCTCGATCTCACCCTGAATCTCCTCTGCCAGCGTTTTGGCTGGCGTGATCTGATCGTCCGTAACTCTTCCGGTTCCGCCACACAGATCGCAAGTGTAACGTGTCATGGTGTCTTGGGCTGTGTCGTCTGAAGGCTGGTCAAGTTCAACTCCACGCACCCAGCCATGCCCTCCGCACTTGGTGCAGGTGCCAAGAGTTTTGCCTTCCAGTGTCATCCCGAACGCATCGCTCAGAGCCTTGTCTGACCACTCATCGAGTAACCGCTCAAACTCCGCGTCGTCTTGAGTGGTCAGTGTACCACGCAGCAGATTCACCCGCAGACATGCGATGATCTCTCCAGCTAGATCGTTACCGCGTGCACAGTTCATACTTCCCTCAACTTTCTCATGTTGTCTTCGCTCCACTGCTCAAGTTGCATCCGCGCAAGCTCCGGGTCGGCAGGATTCACCCTAGCCGCAAGCGCCATCGGCGCGGTGGTTAGGATGTCGCGCATCGGACCAAGGTATTGCCGGATGACACTGCGAGCCTCCTCCATTGTCACAAGATCACCTTCAGTCTTGCGGCGCTCAAGTTCAAGCAGGTCAGCGCGCGCACGAGTCTCCCGGATTCGCTGCGCGTGCAAGTCGCCGACCATCGCAACGTGCAAGGTGTAGATGCTATACCTATTGCCCTCCGCGTGCGTTATGTCCGCCGCACGCAGCCGACGCCGGATGGTCTCGGGTGTGCTGTGAAACTCCTTAGCGGCCTCGCTGATTGAGAGGTTGTGGTCCTTCCAGGTCTGGTGCGTTCTAGGCTTGCGCTTGGGTTTCATGCCTTACCACTTTCCATTCCCCATCATTGCCTGTGCCGTCGCACCTGTCGCAGGTGTAATGCGTCTCTGTGTCGCGGCTCGTGTCGTCGTCTGGGTTATCGAGGTGGATGCCACAGACCCAACCGA